ATTCAACATTTCTTGTATAAAATCCCTTCCCTCAATAAAAAATCTTCGTCTATCCCAAATATACTCAACCATTATAAATCCTTTCCTACCAACGCTTTTCTTTTTAATTTTTTTAGAGTGAAATTCTGCCACAGGACTACTTGGATCTGTCTGCGCAAATGGTCTATGGTAAACGGTAATATTGTCCATTTTATTGTTCCACATAGCACCATCATTTATATCAAATACATCAGGACATTTATAGTTACCACTCCTATCCCTGTCCATTAATTTTGGATGGGCAATAACCCAAAAATATACATCATTCTTCTTCGCAAATCTTGAAAAGTCAGCTAATAATGTTTCCAAATACTTATCAGTTCTACCACCAAAACCTTTGTAATCATTGGTCATTTGGTTAAATGGATCAATACAACAAAAGTCAACCTTCTCTTGCACAATCAATTCCAAAAACTTCTCTTTGATATACTGCGGGGTAGGCGAAAGCATCTCTGCGCTAATATAGAAAATATGTTTAGAAATAAAATCGTATGCAGCCTCGTAAATGTCATTGGCTGGTCTATTTGGATTAAATGGAGTACACTCACAACCCAAAAGCATCTCAACATAGTCGTGGAAATATTCTTCAGCAGGCGTATCTTCAGGAGAAAATGTAGCTATCTTTTCGCCATACATGATAATTCTACTTAGCAATTGCGACTTTTGCCAAGCCGTTTTACCGTAGTTACCAATACCGGTAAGTAACGTAATCTCACCCCTTTTAGGCTTAAAAATATGATCAAGCTCTGGAACACCAACCCCCATAACCTTGTCAAATCCATTTTGATTAATAAGCAAAGCTTTATCCTTTACATCAATTCCATATACCACATCTTCAACCCTGTAATTATCACCCTTTTCATCTACAAATTCATTCTTAACATCAATTTCAAAATTCGTAGTCTTATTGACCAATTTTTCCTTTTGTATAATAGCCGAACCAGCAATAGCCCTATTTGCCCTATATCCGCTCTTTACAGCGCTTCTCATCTCCGACATAGTAAAGTCATTACTCACTAAATATTCGGCTGAAATGAGGCTTAAAGCGGCCTCCTCGTTGATTCCAAACCTACAACATGCAGATGCCAACTTAAAAATGTAAGTATTTCGCTCTCCAGTGACAAAAGCATCGTTTTTATTCGTAAGCCACTTCAGTATTCTACGAAAGTTTTCAGAATCGTCAATTGTTTCAATTTCGTTGACTACAATTTTTTCTATTTTTTTAGCTTTGGTGTAAACCGTAGCTTTATCGTTTATGTAAATATCGGGATCAAAACTTTCGTAACAAACCCTGCTAACATTAATTCCACTTCGGTCAACTTCTGGAAAAACCTCTTGTAGTGATTGGAAATGCTCTCTATGCTTTTTGCCATCCGCTATTTTAACCAAAGCTTTTAAACCATTACCTGAAGGACTAACCCAACAGGCATACACGAAATCCTTTTGGATAATTTCAGTCTGCTTATCCCTCAAGTCAGAAATATCATCAAAATCTAAAACTATAAATCCGCTATGCGCAACCAGTTGCTCATCCTTCCTATCTGCTCCAAACTTACCACTGAAGCAAATTGAAGGTAAATTTAGCTTTAGCTTATTAGCTTTTTCCTTATCCAAAGCCAACCTAATGTCTAAAACCAAAGCTTTACTTGCCCCTAGCTTAATCCTTTCAAGTGCTTTGTCAACGGTTATGAAATGTGGTTCCTTGCTAAAAATGTTTTTAAAAATAGTAACTTGCATCGTTTATTTGTTTAGTTGTTCAACTCTTGTTTTGTATTTTATAAAATCTGCATCTTGGTATAAATGTGAATTATTCTTTGGTGTTTGTGGCAAATCCGTATTTAATTTATATGTTTTTTTTAGATGCGGAAGTGTGTTTTTAATTTTAGTTTTCCAAACTTTAATCTTCTTGCCATACCCATCATTCCAACCAGCATCCACCCAAGTTTGATATTTAGCCTTTAGAGAAAATTCATATTCCGAATAAACAGCCTTTAAATCATTCTCAACTACTTCCTTGCAATATGCTAAAAAATCATTTTCACTAGGTATATATTCTTTTATTTCTTTTACTTTACTTTCTTTTACTTTACTTTGCGGATTTTCTGGAGCAGAAACTCCGTCAGATACGGTATTATTAGTAGCGAATTTACCGTTTATGCGGAGTTGTTTCTTACTTTTATCTTTATTTGTACCTCTTTTTTCATAAACAGGTTTTAACCTTTCATCTAGCGAATCTGAATTAATAAAGCCATTATTTAAGAATATCATCTCCAGTTTGATACAGTAATCCACCACATCCCGTATTTCTGTAGCAGAAACTCCAAAATCACCCGCCATTAGTTCAAATTCCACATCTGAATACTCAAATACATTACCATCAATACCAGTTAAATATTCTAAAGTCATTGACCAAATAGCATAACCTATGGCTCCAAACTTTGTACGAATAGCTTTAACCTTTCTATGGTTTCTCATATCCCTATCATGAGGGAAATAATCGCAATAATTCTTTTTAGGGCGAGCCATTTTTTTATAAATTAATCGTTAGTAAAATCAGTTCCCATTGCCTTGTTTATCTTTTCTAGATTTTCATCCGAAATATTCATAATCCTATGAATTAAGATTCCGTACAATGTTCCATATGGCACTCCTGATTTTCGTGCAAGCCAAGCTAGTGGCCTTTCTTCTTGCTCTAAGTGTAACAAGATAAGGTCTTTTACATTTTGTTTTTTCATAAAAATTTTGGTTGAAGAACAAAGTAAAGAAGTTTTATTTGAATAAAAAAATATTTTTCCCCAATTATTTTTTAAAATTTATTTTGTGTTTTAATTAAATTAATTATCTTTGTTAAAAAATTGCCTTATGACACCAAAAGAAAAAGCAGAAGATTTATTTAGCAAATTCATAGATGAAATTCCTCCTAATCAGGAAAAGGATATAAATAAATTTATGGAAGTTGATAGAGAAGCAGCTAAACAATGTGCATTAATAGCAGTAGATGAAATATTAAATGTTATAATTGGAAGTTACGATTATGAATTAGAAAAAATATATTGGCAAGAAGTTAAACAAGAAATAGAAGCATTTAATGGAAAATAGAGAATTGATATACGATTTAGCCAAAAGATTAGACATGATTATAGAGGTTACAAAAGAAGGAAAATATATAGGTAAATACAGATTTATAAATGACAAACTACATAAACTAAAAGAAGATGAGAAATTCAACAATAATAGTGAAGAAGAAAAGATGCGTTAGTTGCGGGAACATTGATTATCATTTTTCTAAAAAGATGTGCAAGCAATGTGCTACAGTGGTTTCTACGCAAAAGAGAATGGAAGAATTTGAAGATGATTCAGAAAGTTTTCAGAATTTAGTTGCAGATCTTGACCATGTATTTAGCCAGTATTTAAGAAATAAATATGCAGATAAAACAGGTATGGTAGAATGTTATACTTGTGGTGGTAAACATAAAATTACTGAAATACAATGTGGTCATTTTATGGGCAGAGTAAATTTAGGAACAAGATGGATGGAAGCTAATTGCAGACCACAATGTATGGAATGTAATTATTTTAAAACAGGAGATATTGAAGAATTTGAGAATAAACTTAACGAAGAAAATGGAGCATTAGTTGAATACCTTAGAGAAACAGCTAGGCAAACAGTAAGACCAACAAGAGAAGAACTTAAATCTTTGATCCTAGAATACAGGGCAAAGCTTAACTTAGTAAAAAAGAAATTTATTACACAAAAGTAATTGTAGATTGGTGGTTTTAAGCAAATATACCCTCCTGTATTTCTATACGGGAGGCTTATTTTAATTAAATTAATTTTGGTTAGTTTATTTAATTAAATTAATTTTACAAAAAATATATACAATGGCAAGAAAAATAGATCCAGAATCAGTATCAAGTAAGGTAGCTGATTTAACATTAAGCGAAAGCATTAGATTAGATAATCCATATACATCAGTTATGGTTATGGTTTCAAATCTTAAAAAGAAAAAAGGACACGAAAGTAAAATGTTTAAAATTAAGTTTATTGATGAAAAAACAATTGTAACAAGAATAAAATAAGTATTATGCACATCCAAACCGTTAACTACACTAGAACATTTAATTTAGGCAATTACTCTTCTGAAAAAATTGGCGTTGAATTTTCTCTTAATCAAGGCGAATCTGCAAACAAAGCTCTTGACATTGCCAGAGAATTAGTAGAAGAATATCATAAGCAAAATGTAGAAAGATTAAAAAGCTTAGGGTATTATCATGATGAAATTGTTGAAGTAATTCCTACTCAATCAAAGCAAACATTAGCTGAAAAAACAAAATCATTTATTGATTCTTGCAAAACTAAAGAAGAATTAAAAGCTTGGGAGTTAATGAGCAAAAGCAATCCTGAACTATTAGAACATTATAACAACAAACTAAACACACTTTAATGAACTGGAACGAAACACTAATCAGAGCAAGCTCTGTCGGTTATTTAATGACCGAACCTGTAACTAAAGCAGATAAAGAAGCTGGAGTCTTATCCAAGACTGCACAAAAACATTTAATTGAAGTTTATATCTCTGAAAAATATGGAAGAAAGCGAGATATACAAACAAAGCAAATGAAGAAAGGTATTGAAGCTGAACAAGATTCTATTGATTTATTATCAATGTATCTTAAATTGCCATTTAGTAAAAACGAAGAAAGATTTAAAAATGATTTTATAACAGGGTTGCCAGATATTATTAATGGTGATACTGTTATTGACATAAAATCAAGTTATGATCTTTGGACATTCTTGGGTAACATACCAGACAAGTTAGATAACTTATACTATTGGCAAATGCAGTCTTATATGTGGCTAACTGGCACAAGAAAAGCTACTATTGCATATTGTTTAGTTAATACACCAGAAAGTATTATTCAACAAGAGAAATTTTATCTGCTTAAAAAGATGGATGTAATTTCAGAAGAAAGTCCAGAATTTATCAAAGAAGCAATGAAGGTAGAATTCAATATGACATTTGATGATATATCAATTAATGAAAGAATACTTACGTTTAACGTAAATAGAAGTGAAGATGATATTTTACGCATTGAAAATAAAGTTCTAAAAGCTAGAACGTTTTTACAAGAATTAGAACAAACGCATTTAAACTTTAATAATGAGTGCTAACATCATAAGTGCTGTTCAAAATTTAAAATTAGCTCAAGAACAGTTTGAGGATTTTTGTAGGCAATATCCTGAAACAAAAGGAGAAAAATTATTTAAAGTTTACGTTAGTAAAATTAATTGGATGTTTAATGATATTGTAACCCATCCATTTTTAACTGAAGAAGTAAGATCCGGTATTAAAAAAGAAATAAATAGTGATATATTTGCTATACCAGCAATCCATGAAAAAGTTGCATTGTTAACCCCAGAGCAAAGAGAAATGATTGAGCTAACATTAGACGCAATGCTTGACGGAGAGGAGGTAAAAATAGTAGATATAAAACATTTAAATGATGGAGGTTAGCGTTGTATATGAAGTAGCTGATATAGTTTGTGATTCATGTTTAAATTATCATGTAGCAGTTATAGAAACTGATATGATTAAATGGTTTGATGAAAGTGTTGAAGTAAGATATTTAGAAGAAATACAATGTCCGCATTGTGAAAAAATGACAAAAATAAAAAGATAAAAATGGCAAAGAAAAAAACAGAGATACCAAAAGAAATACAAGTTTATACAGAAGGATGTGATTTTTGTATGCAGTTTGATTATGATGAACCCCATGTAGTAGGTGCAAGCCCAGATGGAGATGGTGGATTAGAGATTGTATTAAAAGCGTACCAAGACGCTGGTATTACTTTTGTGTGTCCAAATACTGGTAAAAAACTTAGATTATTTTCAAGACCTTTGTCTGATGCAGGTAGAAAAATATTAGAAGATCAACCTGAGCAAAAGTAACTAGGATTTTTTATGTGCGTTAGCAAACTTACGAGCTGCTTCAACACTACCAAAGCCCCAAGCTTTAAGTGCTAACGCTTTTCGGGTAGGTTCACCATTTGGTTTTTTCATAGCACCTAGCATACCAGCAAAACGAGCTGCAAAAGAAACTCTACGAGGGTTAACGCCAGATTTAACAGGAGCTTTTAAATTACCACCTGTTTCTGCATTGTAAGATGCACGACCTTTTGCATTTAAACCACCTTTAGGATTTTTTCCTTCTTTTCTTTGCCAAGCTCCAGACATAATTATTTCTTTTCTTCTGATTTAATTTTCTTTTCTTGCTTTAACATTTCAGGTGTTGGTTTTTTACCAGAACCAGCAGCTGCACGAATGTTATCCCATAAACCTCTGCGAGAATAAGAGCCATCTGCTCTTTTCATCATTTTTAATTTACTTTTCATTATTTTAGACTTAATAGGTATAATGTTGATGCAAACAAAGCAGATATTTCATCTACTTGATTTTGAATCCAAGTTTCTTGGTAAATATCTTTTCTTTCTTTTTCAATCAAATCATAAGCAGATTTAAAATATTTAATAACTTGCTCTGGATTTTTATAATCTACTGGGCTATCTATTTGATATTTTTCTGGTCTGCCATGTATTCCACTAACACTTTCTACTAATCCATCGGTTAAACCAAGAATGCCATCATAAAATTTATTTAAAGCCTTATGTACTGCATAAGAATCGGTTTGATGGTGCCAAACAACAGCTTGATCAAAAGAATCTTTTAAATAAGATACAAAATATGAGAATTTTTCTTCAGACATGTTATAATATTTTAGCTAAGATACGAATTATTTCCAATTTTCAGACTTCCAAATAGCTAAATCTATTCCAACCAGCCCTTCAGGAGGCTCAGGATTGCCGTTTTTAAGCTCTTTTTGAGGCACTTGAATAAACTTGGCGCTAATCTTACCATCAAAAACCTTATGTGGCAAATTTGAGTCGGTTACGTTATAATTATCCATTAAATAATTCACTACTTGCTGAATAGATGTCAAATTTTGCTCTTTTTGAATCATATCCAACTTATATAAGTCAAATCTAACTCCAATTGGTTTGCTTTTTGCCATAATTTTAATTGTAGCTACAAAGTTAAGTTAATTATTTCAAATGTAGCTACAAAATTACCCCAAATATCTTAGCAATACACCCTTAGTATACACCCATGCCCATGCCATACCTCAATCAATTGCATGACCATACCACATAGCCCAACCCAACACATAATATATTAGATAGCATGACGTCACCACCAC